TTTGCATTACATATTTTTTTTGTGGCATAAAATCTAAACCAGCACCTGCATCACCTGCACCGCTGTAATAATTTTTAGCACGTTGAACCTGATATCTTGGATCCATTTGATCTACTGGTTCTTCTTCATCATCGCCACCACCCATAAAGAATGGAGCTGCAATAGCTGTAGCACCTAAGCCACCGGCTAACATTCTAGGTATACTAAAATCTGCTTTAGCTTTACCGCCAACTCTAAATAAATCTCCAAGTGTACTAAACTTGCCACCTGTTCCAAGACCACCTTTCATTGCACCAAATAATTTAGAAAAATTTCCAAGGCCACCACCGCCGCCCATAAGTCCACCTGTCAAATATGCACCACCACCGAGTAAAGCTAGTTTACCCAGAGGACTTTTAGTAATTTTTTTTACAGCACGACCAGCTTTCTTTACAAGTTTACCTAAGAAATAACCTTGTCTAGGATCCTGTAAGGAACCTATTCCTGATTGTATTTGCTGGGGTTCTTGCATTCTAGATATAGCCATAAATTTACCTTAATTCTTATGTTTACTTGGTTTTACCTATTAAATCAAGAGGAGGCATGATAACTGTTACATCTCTTTGCACATCTTCTTCAGGTATATTAGCCATTTTTAAAGCTTCTTCAGTCTCATAAATCTCACCTGTTTTTTTGTTTTTAATAGTCGTTATTATTTTGTCTGGTTTTAGTTCTATCATTAGTCTATTTTCTCCTTTTTAATATTTAAAAAACTAACTCCATAATCAAATGAGTCTGTAGTGCTAGACTGTATAGTAAAAGCAGATCCACCTTCTACTATTAAAGGTTGGGTTAGTAATTCTTTAGTTTGATTGGCTGTTAATGCTACTGATTTTATAGCTGTTATACTATTATTTAAAACTGTTACTGTAGGTGTACCCGCAGATGTAACTAATATAGATTTAATAATTATAGTTTCATTAACACCAGGTTTGTCTGTTGCAAAAACAGTTAGTGCATTTCCTGTAGTGTCATTATCTCTACCTACAAATTTATATTGGTTTACTACTGCCATTATTCTAAAAAGAAACTCTTAGCTTCTATCTCTTGTTTTACTTCTTGTTGAAACGTTGTGTTTAATTTTGTAATTACAGCATCAAGATCCCTGACCAATGATTGTAAATTAGTTTGATTGTATTCTGGTTCAGCTCTAGTTAATGATTGTACAATTTTTGCCATTATAAAATACTTGCTAGTCCTCCGTATGCAAATGGTCTTCTATTACTGCCATCAATAAACCCACCATCTTTTTCTCCTCCACCTTGATCAAATGGATCTGAATAAGTAGAACCTGACTCATCTGCAGCATGACTTCCAGAACCACCACCTGGTGCGTAAGAACCAGGTCCTGGACCTGTGTCTTCTCTGTAGGCTCTCTGCATTCTTTGATAATCTGCATTAGCTTGTGCCTGTTGACCTGGTGTTACATTTCCAATATTTGTCATTCTTTCTTGGAGTTCTCTTGATGCTGCAGCTTTAGTTGCTGCATTTTGTGCTGCCATGACATCTGTATCACCAGTTTGATTTTTAATATCTTCTAATTCTCTTAAACCTTTTTTGTCATAATTATATCTTATTAGATTTAATTTATGCATTTTGGCTGCACGATCTCTTTGTGCTTTAGTGCCTCCTGTAAAACCAAAGATACCTTCGTCATCCTCTTCTAGCTTTAAGTTTCCATATTTATTTGTAAAGTTTTCTGATGTATATAGGTCATTTAATTTTTGAATATCTTTTGCTTGTTTTTCTGCATAGTTACCAAAACCAGAAACAACGTTTCTTCCAAATATATCTTTTTGTAGACCGCTATTATTTTCTCCAAATACTGTTGGACCCGTGTAACCCATTTTAGATTGTGTGTATATTTGTTCAGGCACTGTAAATTTATCATAGTAAGAACTTGGAACAATTTGAGATAAAATACCACCTAATCCAAACATATTTTTTCTTACATCTCGTGGATCACCCACAGGATAATTTCCAATACTTGTTTCGTCTGCTGCATACTCTGCCATGGCTTTCTGTATTTCCGGTCCCGTCATATCTGATGTTATACCTATTTGACTAAAGTCAGGACCTAACTTATTCATGTTATACGCAGTTGAATCTCGCATCATTTGATCTACAGAACGTTGTCCACTTAGTCCAAATCTTTCTAAAAACTTTGAAATTTTACTTGGGTTTTCTAATCTACTTTGTCTTGCATCAATAGTAGAACCAAAATTAGTCATTAAATTATCATAAGTATTTCCACCACCACCTTGGTCACCACCGCCTACAACACTGCCCCCGACGACGCCACTGCCACCGCCGCTACTACCATCATCACTACCATCATCGGTTGTTGGTAGTGTAAAAGGGTTTAATAAATATTTTTGTTGTGGAATATATTTAAAACCTGCGTCTCGTATCTCTTGGTCTGTAGCCATTATCTTCTTCCTCCTGGGTGTATATCTAATCTTCTAATGCAATTTGTCTAGCTCTTACTCTTACATCTTTTTTAGTTGTAGTAGAGTCACAAGTAAAACTTGTAGTAGTCTCATTACTGTTTGGATATAATCTTGTTTTAAATTTAACTGCAGTGTTTCCTGTCTGTGAAATAAAATCTGGTATAAATCTACTAATTCTCATAATGTATTCACCGTCTCCTCTAATGTCGGGCGTCCCTACAGTTTGTCCTGTGTTACTTCTACGTTGGGTAATATCAAAATCACCAGAAACAATGTTACCAATTACAGCAGTCACTGCTCCGCCTGCATTAATTTGATCAGTCCCTGTTTCTTGGTTATAGTATATAGTACTTCCGTCCGTATTACCAATAACATCTGATGATGCATCATCGCTAGGTTTATAACAAGTTGCGTGTGGTCTATCAAAAACTGCAGAATCTTGCCACGCTGCTCTAGGTAAAGTGCCCGTTGTCCATATAGGGCGTTTAGGTGATGAGTCTAGATAGTTATAAGTAACTACTCTATTAATTTGATCAGACGCAGCTGTGCAATAGAACCAACTTACTTCACCAAACAAATTATTTAGTCCTGCATTAATAAGGTCTCTAGATGTAGCGTTTATATCATCGTAAACATGGTCTTCTACAAGACAAGGCATAGATTTTAACTGACCATCGTATGTAAAGAAACCATTCTCTGACATCCAATAAGCCGTACCATCAACTTCAATACAAGCATTTTTACCAAACAATCCACAGTTAGTACCTACTTGTTCAAAAGCAAATACAAAGTCTCCACCTACAAATTTCATTAAAAACAATGCAGTATCGGTCCATACATAGATAGCATCCCTACCTTTAATAGCACCCATAATTTTAGAACCATCAGCAAGCCTTTGAGTACCAGAATTATTTTCTGCTTTTACGGTGTAAGCATCTGTGCCATCAATATTCTCTTGATCAGAAAAACGTAAAAACATATCATCTTGAGTTGTTGATGTCCCGACTGTAGTTTCTGTACCAAAAAATACCAGGTGTCTGTCTGGTGTAGATACCAATACATGTCTAGATGCGGTCGGTGCGTTTGCTAGTAATGTAGCTCTAGTGTTTACTGCATTAAGTGCAGAAGCATCCCATTCAAAACACTTACCATTATAAATAAGTGCAATTAGTTTTGTACCAAAATTATCAAGAATCCATAAACCAGGGTCAATTGTAAAGTCAGAAGATGCTGGATCTCCCCATCCTGCAAAACTAGAAATATTTTGAACAGTAGCACCACCACTATGTCCTGCTTTAGAAGTGCCATTAACTTCTCTTGCACCACCGCTTAATATATTAGTTGTAGTATTGTTGGCTGTAAAACTTATATCTTCTGTACCTATTCTTATTTCACCAGCTGATGGAAACGCTGCTGAGTTCGTTAAAGGAATATCAGTTACAGTATCGTTAATAGTAGAAGCCAAAGTTGTAATTGCAGCACCTAGTGAAGTACCACCATATAAACCAGCACCCCAACCAAAACCACCAAGTTGTTGAGAAGGACCCACTGTAAAATAACATAATATAGAAGTGCTGTTTCCATCACTTGTAGTCAAAGGTGTCCCTGACTCTTGATTCTCAGCTGTAATTGTAAAAGTTGTAGTAGTTGGTACAGATGTTACCATGTACTTAATGTCTTCAAATGTAGCATTACTGTAAGTAGATGCCGTTGGCACTCCTGTTACACTGTCAAATAAAACAATATCATCTTCTATTAATCCATGAGCTCCGGTGCATGTTACCGTAATTGTTTTAGATGATGATGTACTTGTAAATTTTGCGCCTGTTAAAGTTGTTCTTATAGGGTGTATATCGTAATACGTACCCCCTGAATATACATATAAAATTCTGTTAGTTCCTACGGCTGCATATTTAATACCAGCATTATCATCCCAATGATGAATAGCTCGTGCTGCACCTGTTAGTTTATCTTGTCCTAATTGTTGCCAGCCACCTATTTTTTCAGGTGAACCATATCTAAAACGTACGTTATCACCATCAAACCATTGCCCTTCAGCACCGGTCTCTGTGACTTGTTTATTAAATCCTGGAGCAAAGCCTAATTTTTGTAACATATAAAAACCTGTTTATTAGGTGTTATATCAGATTGTAAATGATTTCAACAGATTTAAAGCAGAGGGAATCTGTGGTGGATCATCCCCCTGCAAGCCTAATGTATAGATTATTTTTTTAATTTTGTCAATGTTGCGCCTTTAAACCAAGCAGGTGTACCTAGTAAAGGTCTTTTATCTAAATAGTTTTCTTTAGCTGTTTTAGAACTAGCTTTATTATAATGTAAAAATACTTGACCACAGTTTTTGCCTTTAAATTCTTCTCTCCAATGTTCAAGATCACAACCAGAATAAATTAACATATCACCTGGTTTAAGATCAACTTTAATACCAGCTTGACCTTTTCTACCTGTTGGATCTAAAT